GATAATCGATGATAGAAATTACTTCTCCAAAAACACCGTGAGTAATTATTACATCAGTCCAGCCATAAAGCGCTCCATTATCATACATATAAACATCACTCCATATTAATCGATTAACGTAATTATTATGGTAATTCCGTTCAGTGTGAAGTATGAAGAGTCCTGAACAGTGTTATATAATTCAAACCCTTGTTGTATCCGATTACCGACTTCCTGCCAATAAGCAGGAGTATTATTCATAAACAATTGATAGATTGGCATACCATCACCAAAAAATAAATGAGGTTTAAACCCCACTTATAAAATTAGTATGTTTCTCAATGAACGTTCGGCGTTCGGCTTGTATTGCAATCCTGAGCATTTCTGACTCAAAACGCAGGGCTTTAAGCTCGGATTCTGCGCGCATATATTCAACGTTTTCATGTAGTATAACCTCGACTCTTTCAGTCCTTTTAAGTGTATTTGAAAGTGATTTATCACCTATCGGCAAACTTTCAGCTTCACGTTCGACCTGTAACAATGCGGCTTTACTTATGGAGCTAGTAAGTTCCGCCCGTTCCCTGATGCCTTCGGATACCCAAAGCTGCATCCATTCAAAACATCCGATTTTGTCAGTTGCTTTTTCAATGGCTTCAAGTTCGTCTTTGTAATACACTACCACGGAATCGACTATATGGAAGTGCAGTTTTAGGCTTGTTAATGGTTTCATATAGTAACCTCTGCCAGAGTTCAAACACGCTCTTTGCTGAAATCGGTCACGTTGTCTTTATCGTTTGCATTCCCAGGTTCCTTTTTAGAAGACCTAGACGGCTTTTGGATAACTGGCTTTGGGGTGTTCCTATGCACAGATACCGACAGGTCAAACAGAGCCACGATAAGCAGGCCCGAAGCTATCCCAAGAGTAAACACCATGGCTATAAATATGGTCCAGAAACTACTATCAATCATATATCACACCTCCATTATTTACCACGAAATTATTATTATTTCATCATACCTTATACATGTCCTCATTCGGCGCGTAAAAAAGTAATCAGTCTCAACCGAATGAATTTCGATATACTGACACTTCTCTAAGATTTCGTTAAAGGTCTCTTCACCGACTTCAGAAATATATAAAATCTCATATCTTTTTATTGACCTCAATTCACTTTGAAAATGGTTATGAAACGCCTCTATAATCAGTGTATTGCCTTCAATTGTAACCATTATTATCACATTTATGATCAATTTGAAACTATCATTTTAGCAGGGGTATTGTTCAAGCACTGACAGATATAAACGGTATCGGGCGGCAGTAGGTGAACATAGTAGTATATAGGGCCTAGAGTATGAGAACACCTTATACAAAGAATCCCGTAACCATCCGTATCCTCATAAAAAACCCTCTTAAACATGTCCATATCTCCGCTCGTGTCGTTTATTCGCATGGTGAGCCCGTGCGTGAGGCCACTTTTAATAACATTATACCCGCAGACAGTAACGTTAATTTAACACTGTCCCGCTTTTACTTTTTTATTATTTATAGTTATTTTCATAGCCTGCCCCTTCATTTTTTAAATTGGGTCTTGATTTCAATCCACACACCCGCGAAGGGTGCGACTTTTAAATTGGGTCTTGGAATGTCTTACCCTCTTTAAGCACCTCTTTATATACTTCAAATAGTTCAAGTTCGCCTTTCACTTTCGGAGGCTTTCCCGCAACAATATTACATTTAACATGACCTACCTGTATCTCTCCCTCTCCGGAGGGATTTTTCATATATACCGGCAGTACCACATCATTTGCGAAGTTGGTACAGGTTCCTTCGACGCTTTCAACCAGATTCAAAACTATATTATCCCAGGTCTGCCCCTTCTGTCCATGTGGCTTCAGGCGTTCTTTAGTGCATTTTCTAAGGGATATAGTTGTTAACTCTTGGTCGTTACATGTTTCATCTGAGGGGATATTTTGTTCACCCATGCTTTACTAATGACGCGCATAGTATTAATATCTTTCATCGTAATAATAGATTTAATCAAACTAATAACATTAATGACAATACATGTCGATAAATATACATAATAGAACTCCTTATATTGGGTTTAAAAAGGTTGGTGAGTAAAACAGTGGTGAATGACCGGTATTTTAAAGGGTCTATTGTCCCTCATAACGGGGCATTGAAAAACCATCTACACAAGTCTCACAAAGCGATACTCCAAACCTTAGAACGGTCAATATGGGGGATATATTTCCCTCAAGACCTCTTTAAAAAATACCTTGACCGATGGGATGGAATCCCTGTAATCTATGGGCCGCAACACCCAGACATTACAAAGTTCAATGAAAACCCAGAGGAAGAGCTTAATAGAGTAGGCGGAAGAATTGCCGGCGTTATCCAGGGAGTCCAGATTATACAGACCGGACACCCGAGATTATACGCGGATGTTAACCTGACAGATGAATATGCAGAGGGACTTATAGAGACAGGCCAGTTAGGTTTATCTACAGGGTTCCAATGCGCAGACGACGGTTACCAATTAATAGGCCAAATCTATCCAAGTCATGTATTGGTATTTTTTGAAGATCAAAACAACCTGCCTGCTGATTATGGGGCAGGGTTCCTAAACAAAAGAAATATAGAAGGTGTATCAATGGGAGAACCTAAAGACGGTAACGGAAAAGAAGGCATGAAGCCAGGAAACCCAAACGCATCCGTAGAAGCATCGGGCACGGGGACAACAGAAGGCATAGTATCAATGCCTGTAGGAAAACCCGAGGAAAACCTGCCTCCAATATCGGGAATACAGGGATCAAAGGACTACCTGAACCTAAGAGAGCAGTATATCCAGGACATGACCAGAGCCGGAGCAGTACAGGAAGCCCTGACCGTTCAAAACGAAGACCTGAAGGCAAGACTTCACGCTTACGAAGTTCGGGAAAGAAACAACAAAATCCAGGGTATAATTTCAGTGCTGCCGGTAGAAATGGTTAAACGTCTTGGACCAGACAACCTGACAGACAGACTTAACAATAACCCTCTGTCGGTAATGGAAGCTATTGTCAGCATGTATAACGACACCATCACCAGGGTTACCCAGGTAAGCCGTCAGGTAGAAGGTGCACAGTACCTTAACAATGCGACATCCAAGATTAACAAAGGTCAGCCATCACATAACGCCGACGGAAGCATAAGCACAGACGGGCTTTGTTCCCAGATCATCGTGGAGTAACAAACATGACAAATCCAGGAGAAATTAAAGGACTTGAAGCCGTTGTATCTACTTTAACAGTGGGCGCAACAACTGCCGTAGGTGACATTATACACCTCGAGGCAGACGGAAAATATGATCCGGTCGTTGGCACTGACAAAGGTAAATTTGCTGTAGCTCTAGACGCAGGGACAGACGGGACCAGTGTAAGAGCTGTTATCTGGGGGCGCGTGACCGTGACCGCTACAGCAGCCGTTATTAAAAAGGGATCTCTGGTTATGGCCGGTGACACTGGCAAAGCTGCCGCAAGTAATGCCGGTGCGGTGGGAGAAGTAATCGGTACTGCAATGGAAGAGTTTGCATCCGGAGCAGTCGGCACAATTTGGGTAGGACTTGGTAACTAAATATAACGAGGTTGTAATATGGGTAATGGAATGACAACAGCCGGTACTATCGCGGATTCCCTCGATAGAGCCGACATATTAAAAGGAATCCTGACAGCAGGCTTCGAGCTGTCAAACGTTGTAAGTCTGATTGACCAGGTAGAAGTTCCAAATCTTGACGGATCTATTCCTATCTATCACCCAGGTGGAGCAGATGAGGACTTAGGTGAACTGGAAACGTCAGGTATCAACGGCGGATACTTCACAAACATTGAGTTTAATCTGAAGAAGGACAGGGTTAGACTCGCTGCATCGGATGAATCCAAATTTAAGAGCCGTTCGGGTGATCCTCTACAGATTCAGATCAACAGCGCAGGCCAGACCCTAGCGGACAAGCTTGATAAGAAAACAGTCGCGGCTTTCGACGTAGACCCGCAGACCGGAAGCGCAACCTATCCGTGGTCTACTCCAACAAATAGTATCTATTACGACCTGACGACAGCAATTCAGGCGTGCAAACCATACAAGGCCAATTTCATTGTAATGTCTGATACTGCCTTTGCTGCATACTGTCAAAACGAAACGCTGCTAAAGCTCAGTTATGGTTCTCCTACTATCCTTGCCGGAGCTATTGGCAGGGTTCCAGGTCTCGGGCTGGACATCTTCACAGACTCAAGGGTCACCTCCGGTGCTGCCTTTGTGGGGGCTTCAAAATATTGTGCCATTCTTGGGAAAGGTCCAGCCAGGATAAGGACAGAGGACAGCAGCGACGCAGGGGCAACCATGTATACATCGGACATTTGGAGGCAGGTAAAAGCACCAATATACACGAATGACAGCGGGAAAAACAAGGCTCTTTACAAACTAACTGGTCTTGTATAAGGTGATATGATGAGCATTTCCCTAGACTCCCATTATTTAATGGACGTGTCCAACGGCAATTATACCGTTGGGTCAGACGGTGCCGACACACTGACATTAGACCGATTCAATAATTTGGTCAGTAGCTTTGAGTCTAAATTGATTGCAGACGGATTGGTGATAAATGGAACATTTGTATCCGGTGGAGAATGGGGAGCAGCGTATCTAATCGCTGATCTTTGTTACCATAATGCTGTACTGTCCGATAACGGTTCTGTAAAAAAAGAGTCTTTCGGAAATGATTATTCATACGAATTAAAGGATAAAACGATTCCTGAAAACTATTACATGACTAAATATGTAGAAATCGTTTCGTCACTTAACCAGGACGAATATAACATATCCATTAACAACTTAGAGGCGGAGAGGGACGATTCAGAAATATGGTTTTCGTCACTGGACCGTAATCCTATTCCATCACCTACAAGTAAGCAAGAACTCGTATGGAGGGAATTATCATAAAAATCATACCTGATGTCGAGTATGTTTCAAGTACTCAAATAATGACCTTATACGCAGGCGTTCCCATAGAACAGTCCCAAATAGTTTCCATATTCAACCTGTCGAGGAAGCGGCCAGTTTACGACAATAGCAAGAATAATGTTAATGATCTAACATCCTTTAATATTACATCTTCAGGGGCAACATTTACCTTAACATGTCCTTATGCTTCAGAATTCACAAATCTTGACGTTTTCGTTGTGACGGTTGAGGACCGAGTCAATACCGGCGTGGCCTCTTCATTTGAAATAGTTTTCGATGACACGAGCGATTTAACCACAGAATTGTTAACTACGGCTGATGCACTCAGGGAAAGGTCCAATACTGGTTATTACCTGTTAGCGGTCCATAAACCAGACGAATCAACCGCCGGAGACCTGACAATTAACATATATAACCAGATATCTTTTGACGGGATAACGGTTACTGATGTGTTTTTATCATCGGTAACGGTTGCTCAAGTGTCTTCATCTGCAACCGATAAATGCTATATTATCCAGGGGATAGGTGCAGGAGAAGGCACTGTCAAACTAGGGGCCAAATTTGCAACCGACAGCGGAGCAATAACTGTAAACGCCGTTATATATGCTATATAAAGGTGAGATGATGGATAACGGAATGATGAGCTTTTCCAAAACATGTACTGTACAAAGCCCATCTTATAACGGGCGATATCATCAAAAATATACTAATATACCATCTGAGGTAAGTTGTGAATATTCTGTCGAAATAAGCAACGATGGGCAAAAACCCTATATAAACTCTGGATGGGTCGTATTTCCTGTCAATACCGATGTGACTAACGAAAGCGTAATAATGATAGAAGGCATGAGAGCCCCTATAAAGTCAGTGAAAATGTTAGAAGATATGCGTTTACATATACTCAGGGGTATAAAAGTCACATTAGGAGTGGAAAACATAAAATGAGTAAGAAGTTCGAGGGTGTAACCGGTTTAGAGGTTTGTACGCGTAACATTGCAAAAGTCAAAAGAAAATATGCTGAGCAGGGCGCGAGAGCCTTAGAAGAATGGGGCAGGGATACAATGAACGACAGTAAAGACAATTACTGTCCGATTGATACCGGCGAGATGGTAGGGACTGGCAATATACAAATGGACCGCGGAGCGTCAAGGATTGAGGTAACTCTGTATTATAATACCTTTTACTCTCCAACGGTACACGAAAACCCGAACGCTTACCATCCGATAGGTCAGGCCGGATTTTTGAGGATACCTTTCAATAATCATGCCCCACGATTATTGACCACTGCAGCGGGATATCTGAAACAGGTGAGCATATGACTGACTGGATAGACGATTTCGCGGATTATATAGGGAACCAGTTTAACACATTAAATATATATCTTGAATATATGGACCCAGATAATGAAAATTGCGTAGTTTTGAGATCCGAACCAGGGCAAGGCGATTTACATTTTACAGGCGGGAGGCACATTTACAGAGGTATTATAGTAATATCAGTAAGGGATTTTGATCTGGAAACCGCAAAGAGCACCGCACAAGAATTAAGTGAGTTTTTAAGGCTTAAAGGTAACATCACACAGGGTGATACTTACTTTGAACGCATTTCCTGTAATGGATACACTCACGTCAAGACAAATAAAACAGAAGGAACAATATACAACATAACAGTATCAATAAAATATCAAAGGTGAATTTATGATATTTGACGATGCGAAAGACACTTGGTTAACAATCTTTATGATTGATGGTACGGAAATCAACGGGCTTAATCTCGACGTTCTGCCTATTCCCGATGGCGAATATGGCGATAAAAACACAAGTTCATATATCACAGGGAAATACTCGAGGACTGGAAAAAATCAGTATGACGGCGGAACAGTGGACATTTCAGGATTGCTGATTCCGAATGACGCGGGTCAAATGCTCTTAGAGGCTGCACTTGATGATAACGTCCATCATGTATTCCAGGTGATTCTTACCGAGTCCGGACTTGTGTATGAATACGATGCTCTGGTGATGCAATTCAAACCAGACGCAGAAGACAATACCGCAATGTTCGCCGGTAGTCTGAAAGCTGACGGAAAGCTTAGGAAGAGTACGACAGGAGCTTCCATATCAAAGATTGAGATCACAACGGGAACTGTGATTCCTTCAACCGTGGAGGCATCTGTCGCAAGCACTGTAACGGACATAGTTGTTAATGAGCTTTCAGCAACCGCCGCAGAAACTATTAAAGTGACTGCTTCCGGAGCTTCATTTATCGGCTACAGCTTGGATAATGGATATTCATGGACCGAGCTTACCAGTGGCACAATGTCAGGAAATATAACTCTTGGAGCAGCAAACACTGTAACCAGAGTATTACTTGCAGTACAAGCAGACGACGCGGCTACCAGATTCATTAACATCTGGATTAGCAGGGCATAATCGGAGAAATTGACATGATAGCAGAAACTCCATTTATTAACGGTAAAACACTATCGTATCCAATTGGATATTTTCCTCAACTGTTCGCAGTGGTCAATGCCAGGACAAAAAAAGGGTTTGTAGCTGGACTCATGGCTATGGAAGATGAAAACAAAGGCGGGGAAGGTATCCCAGAAAATACCCTAATTGAAATGATACGGGTAGGGCTTTTGCATGATAACCCAACAATTACCACGGCAGAAACTACAGAATTGGTCCAGGATTACCTTGTTATCTATGGGCACAAAGAACTAGATAAAAAAATAGTAGATGCCTTTGTAGACAGTGGTCTATATGACAGGAAGACGGTAGAGAAACAGAGAGCCTTTGCTGAACAGATAGAGCAGATCAGCGAAGAGCGGGAGATTGCTCTGATTAAAAAAGCACAGGCTGAACTGAACCGGTTGAATTCTGCCATTGACGTACTGATTGACTCCGCTATACAGGAAAGTCTGATATCTTCCTCTGAAATCCCAGGGAAAGACGATGGAAGCGAATCCAACGACGACGACGACTTCATGTCTGGTGATGAGTACGAACACGAAGGGTATTATGGCGATGATAAAGAATATGTAGACCCAGGCGAGCCAATGGTAAAAACGTATCCTATCGCTGGAAACAACGGGGCTGATAACCCCAATACACAGGGTCAAGCATCTGGAATGAATAACTCTCCGAATAATAGCTATGATAGGGGCCAGAGACCAAACCAGAGCTCAGCATTTGGGGGCGCAGACATGCCTATGCAGGGCGGAGCGACCAGTAAACAGCCAGCTACAATATACCGAAGACGCAGGCCGAGACCAGGATCTAGCCCTTTGGAACCCCCAGAGATCAATCAGAGGATCTAGACGTATATGATTTTATAGACAGACTTCAGAGGGCAGCATACCACGCTTCAGGATGTAGGGTACTGCCTTCAGTGTCATTTAAAATGACTATTGCAGAGCTTGAAATTATCCTATGTGAAGGATTCGACTATCAAGAAGAAAGAGTAATCAGGCACGCTGATCTTAAAACGTCGATACTGAACGCTCCCAGGACGGAACGCAAAGATAAAAAGCTTTGGAAGTTAACCGACTTTTTACCAGCAGGATTAAAAGCTAAACTTCTGCAAATATCTGAAGCTGAACAGGTGGAACGCATCAAAGCCCGTGGCGAAGCCGTCGCGGCAAGATGTAAAACTAAAGCGGCTGAGCGTAGAAAATGACCCAAATGTGATAATATCAGGTGGTTTATACAGCTGACAAATTACACATTTGGGTTAAAAAGGTGGATTTATGGGTCTGGTAGTAGGTACACTTGTTGCAAAAGCCGCGTTGGACATAGATGGGGGCAGTTTTGATAAACTCGATTCTGCTATCACAAATGCCACAACTCATTTATCGCAGATGAGTAACGAAACCAAACTAGCTTTATCTGCGAGCATTGCCACGGTTCCCGCCGCCATAGCAGCCATAGCAGGCGCAGGGCTGGCCGTGGCATCTAATTTTGAAGATGCTAGCACAACACTTACAGTTCTATATGGTGACATCGATACAGCAAAAGAAAAGTTCCAGAACTTATCAGCATTCGCTGCAAATACTCCATTTGAGTTCCCTGAGCTTCTGGACGCTACAGTGAAGCTTAAAGCCTATGGAATAGAAGCAGCTGATTATCTCACTATATTAGGGGACACTTCCGCCGCTATGGGCAAGTCTTTGAACGATACTGTCGAAATGTTAGCCGACGCTCAGACAGGTGAGTTCGAGAGACTGAAAGAGTATGGTGTAAAAGCTGTCGAAATAACGAAGAAAAACGCGGAAAGTTTAGGGGTATCAATGGCCGAAGCCGGTAAAACAGCATTGATGTATACCGACCAATATGGCCAGCAGCAGGTTAAGGTAATTGATAGGAATAATAAAGAATCAATAAATGCTGCCTTAGTAGGTGTAGATGGTATTTTCCAAAAATATACCGGTGCAATGGAAGCACGGAGTAAGACCCTAGCAGGATTATTATCTACACTAAAAGATAATGTTACAATGGCACTAGCCGACTTAGTAGGCTTTGATATGCAGACTATGACCGTACAAGCAGGGTCTTTAATGGGAGCTATAGAATCCCTTGTAAAGGCTGGCATTGGTCTTACTAACTGGCTATCTAACATTTCAGAAACAACTCAAACGTTTATCGTGGCGGCAGGTGCAGGCATAGCTATTATAGCCGGACTGACATCTGGATTTATTTTACTGGGTGTAGCGACTTCAGCAGTTGCAGCGGCAGAGCTGGCTCTAGGAGTAGGTTTATCCACTGTACTTTTACCGGTTACCGCTATAGTTGCAGGGGTAGCATTACTTGCAGCGGGTCTGTATTATCTAAACGAAAAAACAGGATTGGTAACTTATTCGTGGAATCTGTTAAAAGATATTTTCACGATAGTTTCATCTGAAATATTACGAGCTGCAAGCATTCTTAAATCCGGAGTCGGTGAAGTCGTAGACTGGATTAAAGAAAAAATATCCAGCCTGATACCTGCTAATCTGGTGACCAGTGTTACTGGTGCTATCGACGGAATAGTTGGCCAGTTTGAACGTCTCGGGATAAACATCCACGCAAAAGCCGAAACAATACGAGGGGACGGGCAAACCGTAGAAACAGCAGCAACAGGGATGGGTACAGCAATGTCTAACTCTGCAATAGGTATGCAAGGCTCGGGTACTCTGATGGGGTCTGTCTTCAATATGGTAGGTTATGACGCTAACTCTATGCAGTCGGCGGTCACGAACTCGGGTACTCAAATGCAGGGATCTTTTATTCAAACAGGGAGCTCTGCAACCGGCATGGGGTCGGCGGTCACTAACTCGGGTACTCAAATGCAGGGATCTTTTATTCAAACGGGGTCCACTGCAACAGGCATGAGTTCTTTGGTTACTTCGGCGGGTGCTGGCATGGTTACCTCTATGAATAGTGTAGGGGCAGCATCCACAGATATGAGTGGCACGGTATCATCTGCCAAAAGTGGAGTAGAGGCTCTTACCTATTCCGTCCAGATAGCAACAAATGCAAACGGTAGTTACGCAGCATCGTTTAAGGACATATCAAGCATGGCAAGCGACGCAGCAAGCGCGGCGGTAAGCGCATCCTCTAAAATCGGTGCTGCCTTGAAAACCTCTGCCGGACAGGTGGGAAATGTTGCAGCTTTGGCCGGAAAATGGAATACCACAGCAAAACTAGGGAAGACCTCACGCGGAGGCAGTGGAACCGGCGAAAGCAATGTTAAGGTCATTTCAGCAAAAACGACCACGACAACCACTAACAACACAAGCAACACGATCAACATTAATACTACAAAATCAAGTTCAAACGTGGTAAGCGATGCAAAGCGCAGTGTAGGAAAGTGATTGACACAAAAGGGTTAAAATACTGCAAGCTGCACAGCTGACAAATAACACAAAAAGGAAAGGGGTTATCCAAATATGACTGGTGAAGTACGTACAATTACATGGTCTGGCGGGCCAACAGGGTATTATACGACAGATGGAACACACGATGAGGCAGAGATAAATACCGCTATGACGTGGGCAAATAGCAATCCTGGGAACATTATAAAAATGCTTGGGACTGGAAACGATAATGCACCTCATGACTATAATATTGAAGGCCAAATTAAGATCGCTAATAAAATGACCTGGATGGCCGAGGCAGGGGTCAGGCTTTGGGTTCCAGATGGAGTATGTGGAACAGGCCCAGATGATTGTATATTTCCGAATGGCACGCCAGTTATAGGCCAGTTAAACGCATATGTAGCCGATGTTGAAATATGCGGCTTTGCAGTGTCCGGCAATTGTAACAATCAAAGCACAAAATTAGGTTATGCCCATGATAAACTTCAAAGTGCAGGATCAGGGGTTGAAAGACTTTTTGGTTTTAAAGGAGCCTCTGGAAGCGGGACTAAATGCACTAACATATACATACATGACATGGTTACGCTCGATAGTTTTGGCGAGTTTATGCATGTCATGTTCGGGCGCGGAAATATCCGTATAGCAAACTGTTACGCTAGCAATCATCAGCATGACGCTGTGATGTGGATAGAGGTCGATGGAGACGGAAACGAGATAACAAATTCTACATTTTACGGTATTACGGACAGTTGTGTAAGACTAGACAACTGCCGAAATGTACCAGTACATGACTGTGACATGTTCGCTTATGCAGGAGACCACAATAACGGAGCCGCTAAATATGGTCATAATGGTATGCAGATTGCCAATGAAGGGAATAAATCTATACTTACGAACGGGATACAGGTTTACAATTGTTACTTTGAGGGTCCAAGCCTGGACGGAATTTGGATTAATGACCAGTTAAAAACAGCAGGTTCAAGCAGTCAGAGTATTCATATCCATCATTGTAAATTTTCAAATCAGGTGGCATGGGCGGATTGGGCTTCATGGTCTTCAGGTATTGGCTTTGCAGTGTGGGGAAATGGCGTAAAAATAGAATATTGTACATTTGACGGCTGTTATGCAAATGGGATCATGGTTACGGGTGGTATAAGCTCGACACAGACCCATAAATTAGAAGTTAGCAACTGTAACATTACAAACACTCTAGGGCTCCGTTCAGGGTCGTCAAACGGTCCAGCAGTTCAAGGATGGGGAATTTATAATGCTGCACCTACTAAAGTATCAGTGGTTGCAACTAATATATATATGTCAGGGAACGCCTCCGGAAATTATAAAGGAGTTTCGCCGGTATCAGAATCAACCTCTCCAATAGAAAACGCGGAGCCTGGCGGAGGAAAGGACGAGGATGACGACGACGAATATACACCTCCGGATTCAAGTGGCGTTTATATTCCTCCAAGTGCCTCAATTGTAGATACTGATTTTCCCTATGTTGAAAGGGATATAGACGACTTGAATAGCTATATAAACAACGTGCCTTTTGAAATGGTAAGATTCGTGCCAACAGGAGTAAGAGGGACTAGCGAGGCCGAAAGTTCTTCCTTTGTTGGTACTAATTTGGGTGATCTGGGTCTTAAAGGAAGCGAAATAGAGATTACAGGCATCGCAGAGTCGATGGACGACCTGTATAAAATCAAGGCTGCATTATCACAAGATGGCCGTTCATTTCTAGAGCTCGGAGGGTCTAGAAAAGGATATTTCATCTCCGGTCTAATGTCTATACATGCTTCTTCTGAAGACATGAACGCCGGTGATATTCCTGGTGAAAATCTCGTATTTTCAGCCACGATTAAAACCGAGTTCCCTTATCAAGAGCGCATGATAAAAACAGTGAGGGATCACTATGTTAATGGGTCTTGTATAATTTCATCGGACGATATTCACAGCGGGAACATCGTAAAAAATAACAATTTATCAGGGTGGTCTACTCCTACAAATCTTGAATGGGAAGGTATCACCGGTCCATCCTCGGCAGATTTTACGAATGTGAGATATTCAAAAGAATTGGAGATGTGGTTAGCAGTAGGCTCAAGCGTTTCATCAGATCCAAGATGTATGATATCAGGGAAGTCAATAATACCTGACAATAGCGGAAATAAACATCATGGGTTAGCATCCGGAGGATGGGAAAGAACAGAAACTGTAGGGGTTGCCTTAGATGGGGCAACGGGTTATGTAGCTTTGCCTGATCCTGGGATCTCAAACAGTTCTAATTATTCAATTTATACTAAATTTAAGGTCGGTAAAATCGGCGCGACCCAAATGGTTTTCGGCGTCGGAAAAGACAACAGTAACACACCGCTTATTAACGTCGGTATATCAGGATTAAATAGAATCGTATTTCAGCATAGGGATAATAGTGGAACTACAGTTACTGCGACTTCCGGCCAATCTGTGTCTCTTGGACAAGTTATTGAAGTAGTTGCAACAAGAAACGGTACAGTTTTCAGACTGTATATTAACGGAGTTTTTGAGATCGAGCTAACTGCAACTATAGGGACCACGTCAACAGTACGCAGTGCCATAGGATGTGTGCCAAGAGCAACATCAAGATACCCATTTACCGGAGAAGTATATGAAACAAGAATATTTTCAGATACTATTTCCTCGGGTGATGTGCCAAACGCAGCAACCCGAACACTTAACCGGATAATGTCATTTAATTCTCCAACAACGGCAGAGGTAGGTACGGAATGGATTGTTCCGCCCTGGTGGAGTGTGCTGTCAAATCATGCGAATAACTGGAAAGGTCTTGTATGGTGTCCGGATTGGGGGATATGGGTAATATGTGCGGTAACCTCGGCAGCCGGAGCTTATGACTTATTGGCATATTCTCCGGACGGGGCAGAATGGACGGCTGTAACCACGCCATCTGACACTAATCAGTGGAGCAACCTGCTATTTATTCCTCCGAACGCTACAGTAAGCAATGGAAGACTTATGGCATTTGCGCAATCAGGGTCCGGAAATCGGATATTATATTCAGATAATAAGTTAGTAAGTTATTCTACCATTTTAGGACCGGCTGACGTTACAAGTAATAACTGGTTAAGTTCTGCATATTCAGAGACTCTAAACAGGGTCGTGGTTGTAGCCTTTGGGGGCTCAGCATCAAAACGTATAATGTACTCTAATGACTGTGGATCTAACTTTGTATCTATAGCGTCACCTGCGCAACAATGGACCGGCGTAATATGGGCTAAACTTCAAAGTCAATTTATGGCCTGTTCACAAAATGGCACACAGCAAATAATAACTTCTCCGAATGGGATTAGCTGGACGCTCCAAACCACGCCATACGCTTCGTCTTCTACATCAAACGGAGCCAGTACAGTTGTGAGAACTCTGGAAGATCAGACACAAGAAGGTTGGAACTACACGACCACAGCTACAAGTTACACGGCAGCGGTCAATCCAATTATAACATTTGTTCTGCCTGCCTCCGGACTAACAAGTGGCGACCATTACAGACTTGATAATGTACATTGCCGGCTAAGAATAATCACCGTAGGGTCCACAGCATCACTTAAAATGACAGCTCAGACGGCCACTATCTCAGAAACGACTATAAAAGAATGGACGGAGACCTCAACCACTTACCAAAATAAAAGTTATAACTGTGTGTTCGAGGGAGCGGCTAACGAGGCAGTAACTGTTAAAATATACTTAAAAACATCGAACTCCGCAGTTAAAGCCGGAGCTGACAACATAGGGTATAATGCATCTGAAATGACATCCGGATCTTCAACAATTATATATTATCGTAATCAGTGGAGAGATATCTGTTATTCAGATGAGCTTAACCTCGCTGTGGTAGTATGTTATGATACCTCCATAACCAACAATGTAATGTATAGTAATAACGGACTGTCCTGGTATCTCGAGCCGTCGTTAGCCGCTAATCAGTGGTGGTCGATAGACTATTCCCCAGAAACACAGACATTTATTGCAGTAGGGCAGACTGGCAGTTTTAGGGTAATGCTATCCCGAGGGTATGGGGACTTGGTAAACATTGCTCCTGATTATTGGGTCAAGGTTACTGATGGGCAAGAAGCAAGCGAAGAGCATACCGGAAACAATGTAAGATGTATGCTTATAAGAGGTGATGGCACAGAAGAAAAGCCTGGATATGTCTATCAAAAATTACCTTTTGATAGTATGTATGACGCAGGGGAACTTTATATATTACAGGCTTCGGCATATGTCGAGGGGTTAACGTCTGGCGCATTAGCTGTCGATATATACGCAGGCGGTACGATAGTAAAAGAGTTAATATTTAATGCAAATACTTCTGAAATTATTACAAAAGAAATCAGGTTTAAGTTTGATACAATCCCGCCGAAAATTTACATACGGGTTCATGGTGCAGGGACA